CCCGCCTTACTAGAACTCAGTCTCAGAGAGGGCGAGAGAGACCCATCTCTTGATTGGAAGCTTGAGTTTGATCCAAACCTTGGTGGTAGGGGCGCTCCTGAGACTTTAAATGATCTCAACGCATATTTCAACACAATTTTTGATCCTAACTTAGTAGACGACTCAGAGTTCATGCAACAGTATTATGACGCTGATAATACTGTAGTGAATATTCTTGGTCAGAGGAATAGAAAGATTTTTGATGTTTCTGCTGAAATTCAACAGCACACTGATGCAGGCTCCGCTCAAGCTATCATCTCTAATCTTAAACAGGTCATGATTTCTGAGTCTTCTAGATTCATGAATCAGCTTAACAGAAGAAAGAAGCAGATTGAGTTAGCTGTAAAAATGCCTCAAGCCTACGGTAAAGGGCAGTTGTTTCAGCCTGGAGAAGTTCCGATCAATGATTTCTCCTATCTAGAGGGGATTAACTATACTCTTGATCTTCCTAAGCAGAGAAATATTGTTATACGTCAAGATGAAGTTGAAGGCGTTGTTCTACCTATAGAGACAAAGTTCTCTCAATTAATTCAAAGAGATGAAGGTATTACATTTAATCACTTGAGGGTAGCTGATATTCCTGGGGGAATTACAATCGACAGTGCTGATGCTTCTGCATCTACATCGGCTTCGCTTGCGGCAACTCCTAAGTTAGTCTCAGACAACTTGTTTGGTCTCTATAATTATCTTACTTTAGAGCCTACTGACCCCTCCAGCACTGAATATAAGCTACGTAACAGCACTGATTCAGGCGTAACTTACAACGCTCAACTCGTTGGTGATAGTAGGGAGCTATTGGATTTAGGTCTTGGATTATCTCACATGAAGGGAATTTGCAGAACCACAGACCAGGGAGTTATAAGCGGCGCTGGCACATTCGCTAAACTTCCTCCTCTTCAAGAGTTTCAAGATCTTCTGTACAGTCGTGGAGGCGCTACCTTTGAGACCTGGGTGTATACCCCTGACTTGTCGTCAATAAATTCATACAACCAAGATTCTGATGTTTCAGGATTGTATCGATTAATTTTAGCTAACGAGAATACCGGATCGGGAACAGGTATAAACTCTCAAGGAGACATTCTAAATATGTCTCTCGATAATGGGGTGGGAGTGTCTAGAGGTATGGTTCTAGGGTTTACGCGAGATAGAAGATTTACCCTGAATACGATACCCAGCAACTTAGAGGCAGATAACTTAGTTCAGGATGTAGCCTTTGTGATGGCTCCGACCCAATCGTATGACTCCTCTAGTGCCGGGTTTATTTCGGAAAAGCTTGTCAATGATAGTTGTCAATCAGCATCTTCATACAAGGGATTAGTTGTTCCTGTTTCGAGCACTTATGGGGACGTTACACTCTCCTCTTGTGCTAGTTCATTCTGCCAGATCTCTGTCACCCTTAATCCCGTTAGAGATGAGATTAAGGTTTATATGGATGGTTCAAATCTAGTAACCTCTAGCTACGCAGATGTTTTTGGGACCAGCGCCAAAAGGCAAACTCCTATGATTCCTTCTATTCCTCCAGATAACGCATTTGAGTATAATTCTAATAGCGTAGCTGATGAATCTATTGATGCCTTTAAGTTTGGGCCTAAGAGAGATCAATACTTCACTCCTTGGATTCTCGGGGGTGGTTACACAGATGGAAACCCCGATGGTGGATTCATGGGAGGCATCTATGGTGGTAAGGTTAGCGGTTTGAGAGGTTATTTAGGCTGCACTAGATTTTACTCAAAGCCTCTTAGTGACGGTGAGATACTAAATAACTATAACGCCACCAGAAATTTCTTTAAGAACATTAAACTTTAATTATGACCATTCCTGAGGACACTAATATTTACGGAAAGTTGCTTCCTGCGGATTCTAAGAAGCAGGTATCTCTGAAGGATCCTTACATAAAGGGATTCGTATATCCTCTAGAAAACAATCCAGGAGATGGCTACTTTTCAAAGTCTAGTTCTTTAAAACTAATAAGAAATATGATTAAGTCTTTCATAAAGACCAATAGGGGTGAAAGATTTATGCTCCCAGATTATGGGGCAGACCTTCGAAAGTATTTGATGGAGCCTTTAGATCAAACCACATTTAAACTTATAAAAGATGAGATCGAGTCCTCTGTTCGTAAATATCTGGGAATACTTCAAATAAATAAACTTCAAGTTTTTGAGACTAAGAATAATAATTTGGTGGTTAAGCTTTTTGTAGGCTTAAAAAATTCCACATCTACAAATTTCAATGTGGAGGTTAGAATCTAATGGCATTCAGCGGCACAGTTCAATCTGATTTTTTGAAGCTTATCCCTACCGAAATAGAGGATAAGGAGAGGTTCATAGACTTTGCTGCTTCAGATTTTGCGACTCTTCGTCAAAATTTAATTAACTACACTAGGGCCAACTTCCCTTTAGATTACAATAACTTTAACGAGTCAGACTTTGGCATGTTATTGATAGAGTTAATGGCCGCTGTCGGTCACATACAATCTCACAAGTCTGATTACTTAGCCAATGAAAACTTTTTAAGAACGGCAAGAGAGAGGTCTAGTGTTAAGAAGTTAATGGAATTAATCGGCATTCGCATGAAGGGTCCGATTTCCGCTGCTGCAAACGCATCATTAACTTTTACGCCTACCGCAGAGGCAAGTGGTCTGACGCTTCCACCATCCCAAAGAACAATTAGTATAACGTCACCCCAAGACGGAGGCTCACTTACTTACACTCTCTACAAGGTAAACAACAACGGGACAATAGATATCGAACAAAACACAGACTCCATTGAGTTTACGTTTGATGCTACCACGGACGAGGTCACTATAACGAGTGCAATGCTATTAGAGGGGGCTTTCGTGGTGGAAACCGGAACCTTTACGGGATCCAACTCTATCAAGTCCGTAAAATTATCTCAAAGCCCTTTTATTGAAAAAAGTGCTCAAGTTTTCATAGACGGAAATCCCGCGACAAACGGTGTCTATCTTGAGGAAGATAACCTCTACTTCGCATCAAGTGCGGGCGACAAGGTATTCCAAGTGATTACCAACGATGACTTCGCAGCTACTTTACTTTTTGGGGACAACACAATAGGAAAGTCTCCTGCCGTAGGTGATAGCTACACCGTAACCTATAGAGTAGGCGGCGGCAGTAGAGGGAATATTGCACAAAGTTTTATAAACTCTCAATTAACGGGAACTGCAAAGTTAACAGGAGGGTCCACTGCTCCCGCAGATGTTAACGTTCAGAACTCGTCCATAGGGACGGGCGGCGCGGAGGCTGAAAGTATTGCTAGAGCAAAGAGATATGGTCCCCTAAAGTTTAGGTCTCAAAACAGATTAGTTACACTACAAGACTACAAAGCTTTTGCAAATACTTTTGCATCTAATTATGGTTCAACTGGAAAAGCAACCACTAGCGTCCGTAGGGCTTTTTCCTCGGCTAACAATATAGACGTTTTCGTTTTAGAGAAGGCGAGTGATTCACAATTAAGACAGGCGACACAGGAGTACAAGAGACAGCTTTTAGAAGCAATTGATGCTAAGAAGATGATCACAGACGATCCTGTAATTGTAGATGGATTAATAAGGACAATTGATGTGAACGTTACGATAAACTTAGACAGAAAGTTTAAGAAAGACAAATCACAAATAATCTCCAGGGCTAATTCAATAATAGCAAACTACTTCTCTGTAGATAATCTTGAATTTGGCCAACCTTTTTCTCCACAGAAACTAATTAGAGAAATTTTGCAGGAGCCACAGATAAGGTTCGCTAGTGTGGACAATATTCAAAATAACATTGAAATTGATTTCAACGAGATCATTCAATTAAATAACTTTTCGGTAACGGCTGAGTTTATCTAATGGCATCAGGAAAGAACTACTTAACTTCTCAGAAGTACTTTAAGCCTAACTACTATGAGGCTTTAAAGTACATTATCCCTGAATACCTTACTGAGGATGATATTGAGAACTTTGGCGAAGAGGTTGACTTAAAGGATCAAGTCTTAAACTCCAATATACAGTTAGCTAATAATTTCCATAATTTAATTGAAGTTAGTTCAGTTGAAAATACGGTCTACAGTGGTATCGACTCTCCAAGTGGTATCTCTGATTATTTCGTAAAGCAAAACAACCTGACCAATATCACAACCAGATCGTTTGAAGAGAAGATCCTTAAGCCTTTAGGTCAGTCTTTTTTAAACTACGACACTAGCTCGGAGTTTGCAAACTATATTTCGGGAACATTACTACCCTCTATTACTCTAAACAACCCAACCGAGACTTTTGTATCTAGCCACTCACCGTCAGACACTCATAATTATCTCATAGACAATCTGTCTTGGATGTATTTTTTGAATACGTCTGGCCCTAATGAAAACTATGACCCATCAACTGCGGTCTCAGAACAGATAGTTAAGAATTTATTTAATGGTCAACCCCTTCAAACTGTAGATGGTATTAAGACCTTGATGGACCTTGTGTGGAGAGATGGGCATACTGGTTATTACCCCTCCGTATTTCAAGCATCCACCACTACTTTTACAAGTGGAACTCAACAATTAGATAACCTTAAAACTTGGATAGATGTAATATACTCACCATTACAAGCTGATAATGCAGATTTCACTGTTCGAGACAGGTTTGATCTTTTCTTAGACAATGGTCTATTCACAGAAAATAAAATACCAAACGGACCTTTTACAAAGTTCTTAAGAGCTTTGTCTTTCTTTGCTCAGGATATAAATGACGCATCTCATCGTATCGACACCTTTTATGATATATCGGAATGTCCTGATGAGTTTCTTCCTTTGTTAGCTGAGTTAATTGGTTGGGACCTTTTTGGTTCAGACCCTGATAGATGGCGGCTTCAGCTTAGAAATGCTGTAGATATTTATCAATCTGTTGGTACTAAGAGATCACTTCAACTTGCTGTTAACAGTATCTTACCTAAAGATCAGTTTCCGATTGAAACTTCTATAACAGAAGTCCATGAGTCATACGTTCCTTTCCTTATTTATTATGGTCTGGCGACCGACTCATCTTACTTTAAGTCGTTTACTGACTGGACTGAGCCTTTGGCATCCGAGATGCAGGTATCAGGATACTCCACTACCAGCTTAGACGAAAATCTAAAGTTGGCGGTGGATAGAATTTTATTAGAAGTTTACGAGCGTTTTAGTTCTAAGTTTGGAGATATACCAAATAAAGAAAAAGGATTCACTTATCGAGGAAGAACTTATCCTATCCCACCTTTTGAGGAATACCCTTATTACGTAAACTTTGAGCTTGATAGGCAGGTTATTGAGTTTATGAAGGATAGGCTTGTCTGCTTCGGATGCTCCAAGTCATTTGCAGACAACTTTGAAAGCTATCTTGTGGACAATGCTTTGAACGTAGACGATGAGGCTCGAACTTCTAGCTTCTTACTGTTTACCTCAGGATACAATGACCCTCCGAATCTTAACAATCTGATTGCGAGTGGTTACAATGAGAAGTTTGAATATGCCTCTTTATGGTGCGGTAAGTCTTCTCACTACAAAATTAAATTTGACGCTAGTTCTTTTGATTTCAATGATGATAATCTGGATAGCTCCTCAACAGGAGAAGCTTTCCTAGTAGCTTCCAAGCTAGCCAAAGATTTTACCCCTGCTCACGCGATACCCTTAATTACATTAGATATCGCATACGTCGATGAGTTAGGTTTAGTGGCATCCTCCTTACCGCTTATCACCCCCAGATGTGATGAGCAGGAGACAAGAAACTCTAGAAACCACTTTACAAGTGGAGTATATTTTAACAGTTATATGAGGGATGTTAGAACTGGAGGAAGCAACTTCTCCAGGGAATACATTAATAATGTTGATAGTGCTAATGTTCTAGACGCTGCGAATGCGACTGATATTCCTAGAACATCAATTCGTAGAAGAAATTACGAAAAACTTCTGCCCAATGACGGTTACTACGACAGAACAGGCTTTAACATGCCCGTTGGATTCGATATGGCTTCTGGGGTGAGTGGTTTGCCCTTAGGTTTAGTACCTAGTTCGCTGACCTATACCCCGGTTACAGATCATATTAATCTACCCGCTATATGGAATCAATGCGAAGGATTCAATTCTGCTAATACCTACTATCAATATGATGTTAGTAACACATTAAATACTCGTGGAGCTTCAGGAGCATTCCCAGACAACCTAGATCTAACTATAGATAGAGGTCAACTTCCAGATATCTACGCTACCATGCACAGCCTTCAGGAGCAAGCTAAAGTTCTTGAAGCCTCTGCAACTTATGGCACAGCTACGGAGTATCAGCTTTCAGTTAGTAATGTATACCAATCTTATGCAAACTCAGCCACGGAATATGGGGGAGATTTCCCTAACTCCAGAGACGATTACTACAACTATTCTTTTGGAAAAGATTTGCATAAATTATACAAGTCTTATGTAACTGATTTCAATCAGCACATTTTAAATGAGAATATTGAGAAGTTAGACGGAGCTAACA